CATCGAAGATATAATCGATGGAGAAGTGAGGAGCAATCTTCACAAAGCGATCTACCCGTCCTGGGACTCAAGTTTCGGCCTGTTAGAGATATCAACAGGCTTTCTACTTGGCCCAGGTGCAAGTATCGGTTCCGAGGAGAAGGACTTCTTAACAAAGGCCTTTCACTCAGACCTATCTTGCACGTCGACAGATTTGCACCTGTTGTACAGGCAGGCCATCGAGGGGACCTCGTGGGGTGCCGCTGAATCAAGGCGGCACTCCCGATATGGACTCTCTGTAGTCTGTGGAAGTCGGGTTTCAACAGTCCCGAAAAGCGTCGTCACGAAGCGTGTTATTTGCACCGAACCCGTCCTGAACATGTTCTTTCAGAAAGGGATCGGTAAGCTCCTCGAAGAATCCTTAATCAGATTCTTCGGGATTGATCTCAGTAAACAACCTGACATCAATAAGAGCTTGGCTCAGTGGGGTTCGACCGACCAGACCTTCGGTACGATCGACCTCAAAGGGGCTTCGGATAGCATTTCAGTTGGCTTGTGCAGAGACATCTTGCCACCAATGTTGTTCTGGTGGTTGATGTTGTGCAGGTCGCCTCTTGCCGTCCTTCCAGATGGCGAACAGGTTAAACTGGAAATGATTAGCAGCATGGGCAACGCATTTACTTTTCCGTTGCAGACGCTGATCTTTGCTTCAGTTGTGAAGGCTGTCTACACAGCGATGGGGATCAAAACCCACCGCTGTGACTTCAAGCCAAAAGACTACCTTGAGATTCCTTCATACGGAGTCTTTGGGGATGACATTATTGTTCGCCGTGAGGCGTATCAGTTAGTCATCGATACTTTAGTCCGCTATGGCTTTGTAGTGAACGATGATAAGTCGTTCAACTCAGGCAGCTTTCGCGAGTCTTGCGGCGGTGATTTCTGGTGTGGATACCTCGTAAGGGGTGTTTACATTAGCGATCTCGCAAGCGAGGCCGACGTTTACTCCAGCATTAACCGCTTGACCCGTTGGAGCGCAAGATCGGGTTGGGACCTAGAGTTAACCATAGGTTACCTCCGGAGAATGCTCGTAGGGATTAAAACACTCTACGTACCATTCTCAGAAGGAGATACTTGTGGTCTCAAAGTCCCTCTCGAAATTGCGGAATCAAATAAACCGTTTGAGGAAACCGAAAACGGCAGTAAGCGCTTCCCAGCGCTTACTTACGTTGGAAAATCCTACACGGCTCCAACAGATTCAAGCGACTGGGCGATTTCTCAAGAAGGTCACCGTCGTAATTACAATGGCGATGGCCTTCTTGTCGCTCTGCTTGGAGGTTATATCAGGGACGGCAGGGTTTCTCTCCGTTCTGAAGAGAACGATGAAGATCCTGCTTACAAAGTCCGACAACGAATAACCCTTAACTGGGACTTCGTTGCTTCGGCCGAGGCTAGTCAGCT